CTGTACCATTCATAAGAATATAAAGTATCTCATCAAAGGACTTTGGATTATCCACGGGTATGTAAGAACAATTATATCCTGCTATGTTCTCACGTTCCAAGGCAGGGCCAGCAGCCATCAATGATCTCATACTTGGCATTACCTCAAGAGACAGGATAGCATTTTTTATAGTTGACCAATCCCTTGTATCAAGCTGATCTTTAATACCAAGATTATTTTCCACATGATTACGAAAGAAAGTAATTAATCTAGTAACAGTTTCATCCCATGTTTCCCTTCGACCTTCTTCTTCAAGCCAACGGGAATATCTGGAAAGATATATAAAGTTTTGATATTCACTGGGCAGTTGCATTTATCTTTTCTCCATATCTAAGTTCCAAAATCATTTGTGCATAATGAATAATCTTTTGAATATCCTTTGCACCTTCACCTTTAGTACGATGTCTTGTTACATACTTTACTATGTTACCCTCAAAGAAATCAAGTTCATTTGCATAAATATATTCAATAGGTTGTATTGTACATTTCTTATAATGATCTCCTCCGACTTGATAATTTCGTATTGACATCATGTTCTCCTTGTATGATCAGACATAATCTGATAAATTCGATACTTAAAATTAGAAGGTTGTTTTGAATTAACAGCTTCATAAGCATAACTTCGTACCGAACCAGCATCTATATTAGCACTCTCACAAATAAATTCAAAGTTATCACATGTTACTCCAACACTGCAAAAGAACCAAGCCTGTGCTCTTTTACATATAACTTCATTACTTTTATTGGTAGCATCTAACAAAGCTTGTAAGATAACAGCCATATAAAGCCTACGTTCAGGTTCTTCATGATCGAACTGAACTATAGGATCTATAAATATTTCTTCATTTTTCTTTGGCTTGTACATTTTGTTTTTTTAATTGACCCGTAATGGGATCTCTTGCTATATTCTTTATAATTTCAGATCGTTTCTTTCTATATTCAGGATCTTTATAAAACTCTCTTTCACCTAGTTTCTTTCTCGCTTCAGGATCTGAAAATTGTTTCTTTGCATTTTCAGATTGTTTCTTTCTCCATTCAGGATCTTTATAGAACTCTCTTTCCCTTAGTTTCTTTCTATATTCAGGATCTTGATAACTCTCAACAGGTCGAAAGAACTTACCACCTACTCTTGAATTATAATAAGCTGGTTCATCTGTTCCTTCAAGAACAGCGGAAAGAACATTGAATTTCATCTGATAATATAGTTCATAGTATCGTAGGCTACGTCTGTTTTTATATTCAGCTATGATCTCAAACTTAAAATATTCTTTCCCTATCTTTTCAATATCTTTCAATAACCATTTAGAAGAACCCATATATGTTTTCCAATTGGATTCTACTTCATTCATCTTACGTAGCACAAGATATTGTTTACATCCTATATATCCCTTTCCATTTTTAAGATTGGTTATTAAATAAACAAATCCAAATTTATCAAGATTGGGAACAAACTCCCCGTCCTTTCCATAAATCAACCAATGATGATCTACCATTCAAGAACTTCTTGAACATCTGGTTCTCGTACAACTTTAGTAAGATACCTATAGCCCATTGCATAATCATATACACGTAAACCTTTTCCATTATTAACATCCTTCCAACATTCTCTTTTATGATTACAATAGAAACAAGAAGTACCTAACTTTCGATTACCTGAAACTCCATCTTTAACATCACTATAACATCTATTAGGTGGTTCATTATTTTTAACCATTACTTTTAAATAATCAATTCTATCTCCTGCATTAATCATTTCTAATGAATGAACAGGAGATAAACATATTTCTCCCGTCTGTTTATTTATAGCTAAAAAAGCAGCTTTGTCTACATTATTTCCTTCAGCATATGCTGAGATCTGTGCTATATAACCAAAGGGATCATCTTTAATTAAATCTCCTTTTGCAAATTTATCAAATCCTCTAGGAGAAGTAGACTTACAATCTATAAGAACATCATCAATCATACAATCTTGATGTCCTTTAACTCCTTTAACTTCAAGTTCTTTTTGAGTATCTGTAACTTTATGATCAGCTATCTTAGATAATGCTATAAGTAATTCTTCTAAAATATAACCATATAAAAACTTAATTTTGGTAGGAGATGTAAAAGGTTGAGCTTTATTATTTAAATTAACATCATACCATATTTGTCTATCAGGTCTACCTATGGCAGATAATCTTAAATTATTTTTATCTCGTTCTTTTTCAAATAAAGAAGACTTTAAATGTTCTTTTATATTATCTCCAAATTCATTTATATATGTATCTATTTCTTTTTCATCCATAAATATTTCATCTGAATTAAAAAGATTATAGATATCTTTTACTAATGTATCTATAGATTTCATACAGAAAATGGGGAGAGACTTTCATCCCTCCCCTCCTCTAAGAGTTTAAATGTTAAGAAGCAAAGGGAATATCTTCATCCCCTTCATTACTGGTGAAACTACCATCAACAACATCAAAAGCTTCATCAGCTTCTGTATTATAAGGAATAAGATTGACTACTTGAACTGCCCTTAAGTCAGCCCCTATTCCTGCTCGTCCCTTAAATTCCCACTCATAAGTTGTATAATGAACATTAATTTCTGAGCCGTTTCCAATAAGGGTTTGGGTCATGGTTCGCTTCTGACCATCTACAAGATCAGGAGCACGGTTAAGGGAACCATCCTTCCGACGAACCTTACGCTTGACCGTTACAAAATCTCCACGGTCATCACCTTTATTTTTAACGGTAAGGCCATCTTTCTTTACTGTCTCTAAGTTTTTCTTATCAAGGTTACATACATCCACAGACCATACCCCATCTGAATCGAATGTGGTATTAGGATTTGTAATAGCAGCCCAATAAGCAATTCCTGAAATTACTGACATATTTTTATAACTCCTTTATAAGATTTAAAAATGAAGTGTCTCATATTTATTTTAACTTGTCAAGTATTAATGTGTCATGGACCAAGTTTCCCCATCCTTCCATGTACTATCCAATGGACACCTAAGATTTAATTTATGTTCCGTATCTTTGATAGCTTCTTTAGTTATCATTCCAAATCGTTTTACATCTCCTTTCGCTACTTCAAATTGATACTCATCATGAACAGATGCTACTAATTTAGCATCTACTCCTGTACTATTTATTCTTGTAACCATATTTACTAACCAATCTTTACATATACTTGCACCTCCTCCTTGAATTAAAGTATTAAGAGCAGCATGAGGACTTCTTACATAAAGTATTCGACCATCTATTCCTTTTATTTTTCCTCGTTCTGCTGCTTTCTGTACATTATTTCTAATTCTGGCAAGTGATGTTAACTTTGATAGAAATCTATCTATAAGAGCTTGTCCTTGCTCTCTATTTCCTCCTACTATTTTACCTAATTTAGCTGCTCCGGCTCCATAACAAAAGGCATAGATAAAAGTTTTTGCTTGATCTCTATCTGTAAGTCCTGCCATTTGCATATTAGCTGTATGAATATCTCCATGTACAACTTCATTAATATATTTTTCATCACCCATCAAGTGAGCTAAACATCTTAACTCAAGACCAGCAGCATCTGTCCCTACTAATGTGTGAGTATGAGGATTACTTACTGTCCAACAATCTCTACACTCTTTACCAAATGGACTTCGTATTGCTGGTACTTGAGCCATGTTAGGGTTATGGTGAGCCATTCGTCCTGTAACAGTTCTCAGAGTTAGTACTCTTCCATGAACCCTTCCTGTAGTGTCATCAAAACAATTAATCCAAGATTGTATTTGTGCTATTCTTTTTTGTAGTAAAAGAAATCTGGAAAATTTCTTAGCTTCTTCCATATTAATTTTATTTAATATTTCTTCACTGACTATCACATTACCTTTATCTGTATATTTATTTGGCTTCCATCCTCTTTCGATTAATCTATCTGCTATTTGATAACGTGATCCTATATTAAATGGAACATATTTTGTTTTAGTTTTAAGTTCAATAACTGTAGGTGGAAATTCTTTCTTTGCCCATTGTTCTAATTTATAAGCTTCATCAGATAATCTGGCAAGTAATCCAATTGTTCTTTGAATATTAAGAGTAAATC